ATGATCTCTTTGGCTTTCTCTTTTTTGATGATTTGAGCAAACCAAGTCCTGCTGGCGAACTGCCAGTTAGACCTGGAGTAGTCTCAATCTCGTCCCCATTCATTATTTTAGAACCTTACCGAGTCTTAATACTTCTTTCTTAGCCGTATGTTGTGCGTTTTTTAGACGTATCTTATCTGAGCGAATTCGCTCAGCATCAGCTAGAGTTCTCATATCAGATTCAGCTTGCCAGTTTTGGTTTACTTCTGGCATATGGCTTTTCTTAGCCTTAGCCCTTAGCTTGCCCATAAAGTTTGCTCCTTAGAGGCCGGCTGCGTTGCCTACGTGTAGAGTTACTAGAACGTAGGTCTCTACGTCTCCGCCTGCAGCTAGCGTAGCTAGAGCATTAGCAGCAGAAACGCTTACTGATGGTTTGGTGACTGAAGCGGTAGAACAGAGAACTACTCCATCCATTGCGCCTTCAGGAATGTTTACAGTGGTTGAGGTCCCATCATAATCAACTACCTGAATGCAATAGTGTTTTCCAGTTCTGTCATCAAACATATGATAGTTTGTTGAAATTTTCAACGCCATATTAATTTATCTCCTTTGCCTTGATTATTAGGCTTCTTCAATTGAATTGCGATTACCAGCGTGAATAGTGGCGATGATTGCCTCATCGTCTATTGTACCTGTCAGAGTAACGGTATTAACGTTACTATTCGCAACGGTAACAGTTGCATCACCAGTTCTTTCGAGCTGCTTGCAACTTACGCCTGATGTACTATCATGAAGATCAGGTACAGTCAGTGTATCTGATGCGGCTGTTAGTTTAACGTGCGTAATCCCAATCATGAATTTATTACTAAAGTCAGAAAACTTTTGTGAAATTACTAATGCCATTTGATCATCTCCTTACATTTGTCCTAAAGACTTCAATCTTGTCTTCGCTTTTGAAGACAATTTTGGAGGCTTTGGATACTTTATGTCTACTTCTACTTGTGGACCTTCTGTACTCAGAAGGGAGCCATAACCTGCTTTTAAGAGGCTAGGCTTCTTTATATCTATTTTTAATCCGTGTTTCTTTTCAGCAGACGCAGCTTTTTGTTCTAATTCTTTTCCAGCCTTATATGCACCGGCGGCTGCAGTTCCAGTATGATACAGACTTGCTGCTCCAAGCACACCACCTGCCACTGCGCTTGTTCTACTAACCACTCTACCTACAGTTGCAACTCCTGTTAGTACTTGTCCTACTCTAGTTGTTGGAGCTGCTGCTACTTTAGCTAGTCTAACTGCTTCTTTTGCAGTTTTACTCTCAGCGAAATATTCCGTTGCTTTTGCCTTTAATCCGGCAAGTTTACTTGGAGCTGCAGGCTTAGGAGCGGTTACTGGTCTAAGTTCCGCTTTTTGAAGTTGTACTTTTACCCTGCTCTGGAACTTATGCTGCTTTGCCTCTGAAGCCAATTGTTCAACTGACTTCGTAGGTTTAGCTAACTCAGAACGCTGAGGTTTAATGTCGAAATCAGGTTTAGGAGCCCGAGGTTTTACGCTAGGATGTCTTTCTTGTTGAACTTCAGCAGCAATCCTAGGCTGAGCCTGTCTGATTATCTTTTTGGGATCTTTTACTTTAAATTCTGGCTCTGTCTTTTGACTGGCCATCTTAGGAGCATGTCTTTCTTGTTGAACTTCAGCAGCTACTCTTTGCTGTAACTTTACTGGAATCTTGCCTTGATGTGTCTTAAGATCAGGAGTAGCAGGTTTAGGAGCTACCGGAGGTTTGTCTGTAATTGCAGGCTTAGGAGCTTCAGCGGCCCTACTAGCAGAAGTTGTAGCTTGCGCTCTTTTTGCTGCTTTAGCTTTTTCTGCTAATGGCATTTTTGGCATTTATACTCCTATTACTGTAATAGTATAGCATTATTTATATAAATCTACCTGCTACTAATGCGCAAGCAGCAGCTCGATTCTCCCATCCTGATTCGTATTTTGATTTTTTTAGTTTTCTATAGAAATTCAATCGAGTAATCAAATACTTACGAGCAGCTTCTGGATCTGCACAAGCAGCAATTGTTTTTTGTCCTATATTTCCATCTACCTTTAAGTTTAAAGTTCTTTGTAAAATTCTTATTGCTCTACTAGGACCTGATGTTACTCCAAAGTCAAATACTTGAATTCCTATTATAGGAGGTAATAAATTAATATTAAATAAAAACCAATAGTTATTAAGATATATAGTCTCAGCCTGGGTTTTTGTTAAATCTTTAATTGAAAGATTAGGCCAAGCTCTTTGAGATATTCCCCATTTTGTGAATCCGCCTGGATCATCTGGATCATCATGCGGAGCACCATTAACTAAATCCCCGCCAGTTTCCCACCATAAAACATGATTAATAGCAGCTTCCAAAAGCATTATTTGCCTCTGAGTAAATCGAAAATCATCCCTCTAACAGGACCAGAAGCATGCTTGGCCGGTTTGTCTAAAATGTCCAGTTGATAATGACGAAGATTTTCCGGCCATAGATTTCTTTTTTTAGCTTTTTGTTTTAAGGAACTGCTCTTAGTAGTACTTGATCCTTGCTGCTTACTTTTTGCTGCTGAACCTCTGGCCAATCCGCCTGCAACTTTTCCAAAGATTTCTCCTACCATTCCTGGCATACTTCTATCTCCGTTGTCATTCCGAAAGGTATGTACTTTACATCTAATCCAAGATTCATTAGTCTTTCTGTCATTCTCTTTCCTGCTGGAATATTATGAGAATGAACAATAAATTTTATTGTTTTATGTTTAGTATCTAGATTTTTTTCTAACCATCGGACTACCTCTGTTCCACAATTCTCTGCCCTAGTATCCTGAAATTGTGTACCGCCTAGGTCATGATCCAGATATACTTCATCTAATTCATATTCTTTAAGCACATCAATAGCTTCTTGAGCTGTTTGTGCCCAGATTGTTCTGTTTCTTTTTTCATCTGGCCACCTCTGGTATTGGATAGCAGCTCTCTCTGGAGAGTCGTCAAGCCATAGAATTAGATTGCTCATTACTTTCTTTTCTTTGCTTTAATTCTTAAGCTTTTTTGAAATTCTTCATCTAGTCTTTTGGCTTCTTTATTCATTTCAACTTTCTCAGCTTCTCCAGGAATACGGATAGAATAAGAAGTTCCTAAGCTACTCTCAAATATGGCGTGATCTGTTCTGTCTGGGTCTTTCCATGCCATAGCATGACCGGAAACTCTAGGTTTGCCTCCCAGTGTTACAGGCATCTTTTGACCTTTAATTCTTTTAGGTTCAACTACAGACATTTCAGGAATTTGCCTAGAACTAGGAGTCTCAGCAGAAGCAACAATAGTTTCTCTCTTCTTAGGTCTCCTAATTAACATTCCAGATCCTGGACCCTTGATTAAAATCGAAGGTCTATCTTCCGGCATTATTTTCTCCTCTTAGACTCCGCCTTCTTTCTCAAGGGTATTTTAGCTCCAGACTTTCTGGCTTCCGAAAGTGCTATCGCAACGGCCTGAGATTGTTTTCTACCGGAATGCACTAACTCACTAATGTTAGAACTAATAATCTTTTTACTTTTTCCTTGCTCAAGGGGCATTATCTGCCTAATACTTTCTTGGCCTTATCTCGAAGAGTAGGAGACTTCGCCTTGACTACAGTCTTATTTGGCAGTGTCTTACTTCCTGATTTACTTATTACTAGTGCCATTATATTACTCCTTTACCTACTTTGAGGTAGTTTCTTTGCTTGAGGTGCTTTTCTAGCTGAAGAGGTTTGCCTAGAGGCCGGTACTGCTCTTCCAGCAGCTTTTTGACGAAGAGGGGTTCCAGGCTTACCTGAAGAGACAGTCTCCCTTGCGCTAATTGAACTTGATGATCTTGTTACTTTGCTATGTGCCATAATTACATAACTCCTTCTGGATTCTTCCAGTTTATATACTATTTCCACCTTTTCTTAAGGATGGGATACTTGCGAAACTATTGATATAGCCATATTTAGGCATAGGCATAGGTGGCACATCCGAACTTTGTGAAGGCGTAATTGGAGGTGGGAGAGAAGTTCCTTTCTTCATTTCATCCATAGGCTCTTGAGCCTTCATCTTAGTTCTACTAGATGCTTTAGACCTCAAACCGCTTTTACTGGGAGACTTCTTTGCGCTATTTCTTAAAGCCATTTATTTATGTCTTCCAACTCGACGATTTTTAGCTTTGCTTCTTAATCGACTCTCGTCTCTGTTTCTTTGTGTAGCTTCATCAGGGTTCATAGAGTTAATAAAGTTGTAAGCTTTATTTTCGTTTCCACTTACTCTGCCTAAAAGAGTTGCATATGAATAACCAACGCTAGCCATTTATTGTGTTTCCGGTGGTCCGGCTGCTGCAGCCGATTCCATCATACTACCTTGTGCTTGCATCTGCTGTTCCATTGCCATACGCTGTCTTTCTAGTAATATGATCTGAGACTTATAGTAATCAATTACCTGGATTAGAACCTTCTGTGATTCGATCCTCCAATCAATATACTCCTCGTCCTTTAGTTGAGCTACGAGCAATTCATGGAATATATATGGATCATCTTCTGGGAACGGAATGGCTAGATCGAACCTGCCATCCTTGATCCATTGAATCATATTCTTGCACCGATTGATATCTGGACCTTGAGGCTTAAGATCAGCATCAAAGTTCAACCAATCTAGGATTTTCTCACGCAGAATAGTTGGTAGTTGTATGAAGTTAGGTGCATACTGCAAGAACTCCAGTGCTCTTTGCTGTCTTGCTTCTCTGGATACTAGAGCCATGCTGGCTGTATCTACTCTTACTACCACGTTATCTGACAAATCAGTACCGCTGAATTTTTCTACTGCGACTCTACTAAGCTTCTCCCTTGCCAGGATTCTAACTCTCTCTGCATACCTTGGATCATTTTTAACATGCTTAACGACCTCCTGTAACAGGGAAGTGCCTGTTTCTTGTAGAGACTCGTCCCACTCTTGAAGTGTAGCAGAACGGGAAGCAAGTGCCTGCTTTCTAAGGGCATCCAACATTGCGGCCGAGGTAACACCTGAAGGCCGTTCTCCTCTTAGAATTTCTTCTGTTCCAGCAATTGCTTCCATCTCTTGAATTTGTGTAGTTCTTTCTTCAATTGCAGCTGAAGGATAAGCAGGTGGGAATACCGGCTTAGGCTCATTCTGCATGGTCTTTCTAGGATCATACTCAATATAAACGCCAGGCTTACCGGAGTGCAGATCTTCTACTACACTGGTACCTTTAGGCATAATCCATGAAGCGATAGGGACGGTACGCCTCCACATGATTAGCGTAGTATCAATTGCATTAACCCTCTTTAGTTTAGGTAGAAGTTTAGATACTAACGATCTTCCATGGATAGATCCTGGAATACCTTCCCAGCGATATCTGATATATGGATGCCATCTATTTGGCCATTTTGGATCATAAGCTCTGGCGCCTACATCTTTTGGTGAGTCATAAATAAGTTTATTGCCAGCAATTATGACTGTCCTACCTTTAGGCCATTTATCGCTTGGTTTTCTATCAAGAATTCTAACGGTAGTGTAATCTGCCCATGTCTCTGGAGTTCCTACATAAAGTGAAGGACCAGGACCCTCTACTACATCAGTGAGTCGCTCCCACCACCAAAGGGGGAGATTCTCAGTATTAGTAGCTTGAATTTCATCGATATTATCTAGATGATATCCATTAGTTTTATTTACAGTTCCTCTAAGTCTACTATCACCATACTTTGCCTTAATATAATCAATAGGAACATATGACTCTCTCATTATCCATTGAAGATCATCGCCAAACCAATCATGAATGGCAGGAAGATGCATCTCAAAAGGACTAACTACTCTTGCGTCTAAATCGCCGAACTCTACTTTGGGAGACTGATTTCGCTTATTGTCATTAGTAGGGTCTACATATCTATCTACAGGAATACTCATAGGTTGTCCACCAGGCCCTGGAACCATCATCTGTGATTCCTCATCTGGTTGAGCAACCGAAATAATCTTTGGTTTGAGCG